TGGCAGATGATTAGTCAGGATGATGTGGACAACTACAAAGCCAACTGTTTCAGTGAAACTGAGTTCGGTAAGATGGGTGCATTCTACGCCTTGGAGAACTGCAAGACTGACAAGGAATGCTTCCAAGTGATGGTTGACACCTTCAAGATGCTTTACCCTGAGAAACAAGTGGTGAAGGGGTGGCGTGGTGATGACATTGAGATCGATTGGATGTACGTCATGCAGGAAATGTTCCAGATGGCTCACATGAAGCGGTCTGTGGATGAAGAGCCAAAGTTGATCAAACCGATCCTCGACAAAATGGGAGTGATCTATTAATGCCAAAGAACTATGTTGAAAACAACGTGGGTATGGTGTGGTTCTCTGCTGAAGAACGACTTGACGGCTATTACAACATTGCAGCTGCTAGTGGATTGTCATGTTCTGAAAGTGTAATTAGTGAATGGTGGGATTGGGCACATCGTGAATATGGTCATCATGGCAAGATCGAAGTTGAAGGTATTTCTGTAGAATCAATGGTCGAATTTGAGAACTATCTGACTGAGGAGGATGAATGACTGAACAACGTTGGAAATTCATGCGGGCTGATAGTGATAACTATCTGATTCCTGTATCGCTGGTGAAGAGCTTCCGAGAGGAAGAGGATAAAGGTCATGAGGACTGTTGGTCAAACTTCAACTACCTGTTTGATCAATACCGAATCGACTGCTTCACCAACTTCACATTCACCGATCCACGATGAGGAGAGTAATATGGTAACTCGTGGACGAAAGAACGAACTGGCTGAACAGCTTCGGTACCAGATTGACAAAGGTATAGCCCGGGAGAGTCTTCAAGCAAACTTTGCAGATGAGATGTGTAGGGATCGTGACGAACGAGACTATGTGATGAGTCTTGAAGTGTTGACTGAGATTTACGAGGTGGAAGAATGAGTCAAGTATTTGGTTATGTAGTGCTGGACAAGGTGACTCGTGAGCGTTGCCGTACTGAGCGAACCCGTTATGCTAGCAAAGCTGCTGCTAGTGCTGGGTTCAACCTTATCAGCCGTCGGGCTAAGAGTTGGAATGGTCACTATAAGCTTCCTGACGAACTGATCGGTGTGAAGTTTAAGGATCAAGACAAGTACGTGATTGTTGAGTTGGTTGCTGGCAATGTCGTCTGATTACAAACCTTGGGAGGCTCACCCTACCATCTGGAAGACTGAGGCTGCGTTCCTCAGTTTTATCCGGGGCGGTATTCGTCGTTACCTGTGGTCGAAGAACCCTGTGAAGTTAGAGTTCGAAAAGAGTCAGAAGGTTGAGATACCCAACACCAACCCGAAGAGTATGACTCGATTCCCTACAGTCAAAGGGTACCGCTGTGCTATGTGTGAGGGGCTTTTTAAAGCGACTGACGTACAATGCGACCACAAGGACGGGGAGCACCAACTTCGCTCCTACAAGGATATTCAGGCGTTTGTCGAAGGTATCGTTTTTGTGAAAATCGAGGACTTGCAGATGTTGTGCAAGCCGTGCCATTTGGACAAGACTTACCAACAGCGTGAAGGTGTGAGCTTGGAAGAGGCTCGTGCTACTCGACAAGCGATTGCTGTGGAGAAGAAGAGTACAGCAGTGGTAGTGAAGTTCCTGACTGACAACGGATATGTGGCAGGTAAGAACGCGAAAGATCGTCGCCTGCAATTGATTGACCATTTTATGAAGGAGAACAAATGACATCTAAAAAACACTGGCATAGTCAGGCACTGAAGCTTCGTGGTGAAGGGTTGTCCAGTCGTGAGATCGCTAAGCGTCTTGGGAAAGGTAAAAGTACAATCAATGATTTCTTCACAAAACACTTCCAGAAGTTAGAGGTTATTAACGAAGAAATTGGGCACCCCGGGAAGAAGGGTCCACGCATCCTGATCTACGACATTGAGACTAGCCCGATTATTGCTCATCTGTGGTCAATGTGGCAGCAGGGTATTGGATTGAAGCAGATCGAGACTGACTGGTTTGTCATGTCATTCTGTGCTAAATGGTTGGGTGAGGATGAGATCTTCTACTTCGACCAACGAGATGCTGAGAACATGGAAGACGACAAGGAACTGTGTGAGCGTCTGTGGGAACTGTTCAACGAAGCTGACTTCGTAGTTGGTCAAAACGTTAAGGCGTTTGACAACAAGAAAATGAATGCTCGCTTCATCTTGAATGGTCTACCTCGTCCATCAACGTATCGCAGTATTGATACTCTGGACATTGCTAAGGCTAACTTCAACTTCACCAGTCGAAAGCTTGAGTATATGTCGAAGAACCTTTGCACCGACACTCACAAGGATAGTCACAGTGAGTTCCCGGGTCATGAGCTCTGGGTCGAGTGTCTGAAGGGTAATCGGAAGGCTTGGGAAGCCATGGAGCGTTACAACCGAGATGATGTGTTGTCCACTGAAGAGTTGTACATCCTGTTCAGCAGTTGGGATCTGAAGCAGCCAAACTTCGATGTCTATGTTGACGAAATCTTGGACATGGATGAGTGGGAACATGACGGGTTCCATTACACTCAGTTTGGCAAATACAAGCGGTACCGCAACAAGACCACTGGTCAACAGCGACGTTCTCGTGTGAATCTGCTTCCTAAAGAGAAGCGTCAGTCGCTGCTTGCAAACATTGTTTAATAACCCGGGGTCTTCGGACCCCAACATTTAAGGAGAGTAATATGAGTCCTGAGAATTTTGTATATTGGCTTCAAGGTGCATTTGAGATCACTGGCATTACCACACTGGATACTGACGAGGTGCAAGTTGTAAAAGACCATCTGGCATTGGTTCTAAAGAAAGAGACACCAGGGTACAACATTCAAACACCCGTTGTTACTGCACCAGTGATTACTCAGGCACCATCGACTCTCGACTGGGTAAAGAAACTTCAAGAACATCCACAAATGCCAGCCGTTACTTGCTAAGGAGAAACAACATGATCAACCTTCCGAAACTGAATGAAAAAGAAACTGCTATGATGGAGGAACTGATTGCTAGACTGAATACTCCAATTGAAGAGTTGCGTCAGAATGCAATCTATGCAGGTATCGAAGCCTTGCAACAAGACATCTACGCCAACAACGTGAAAGCTGGCTGGTGGACTAACCTTGTAACTGGCGAACTGAAACCGAAGGGTGACATTACAGAGATCCTTGCAAAGCTGGCACTGGTACACTCTGAAGTGTCAGAGTGCGTTGAAGGTGTGCGTAAGGGTTTGATGGACGACCATCTCCCACATCGCCCAATGGCTGAGGTTGAAGCTGCTGATGCAATGATTCGACTGTTTGATACTGCTGGTCACGAAGGTTGGGATCTTGCAGGTGCCATCCGAGAGAAATTAGCATACAACGCCCAACGTGCTGACCATAAGCTTGAGAATCGCATGAAAGACGGAGGTAAGAAGGCTTGAGTAACGTTGACATGAAGAGTTTCCTGCATCGGGTAGATGGTGATGACTTCCAGATTGGTGATGTTGTTCAATTCACCAGTATTTACGAGTTCTCTGACCAGTGTCAGTTGGATCGAGATTACACAGTTGTTGAGAAACTGAGTAAGAGTGGTCGTTTCCACATGGGTGGTTCTGAGGTGGATGGTTACACTGGTGAACTAACTCTTGAGTTTGCGTTGCTGTACAAGCGATACTTGAAGTTGGTTGCCAAACCTAAGCCGAAGAACATCTTTGAAGAGGCTAGGACGCTTATGGAAGACGCTCATAACAGTCAACCTTCTGGGTACATCGCTGAAGGTGGTCATGTATTCATTGATGACGGAAAAGTGACTGATCTCGGTGAGATCCGAGTCCATGGTCCAGTAAATGAAGCTCCAGCAGGTGAACCAATTCCTGTTGCAACTGGCACCACTGGTAAGGTAAAATCAGATGGGGGTTCGTCCAGTTACTACGACATTCCGCTGCCTGATGAGTTGATGGACAAGCTGTTTGACCGCTGGGATGAGGGTAAAGCCTACATCCGAACTGAAGAGTTGATTCGGTATGCCTTCTCCAATGATTTTGATTGGGGTACTGCGCTCAAGTCAATGGTGCGAGGTCACGCTATCACTCACCTCGGTGGTGGGAAGGCTGGTAACGACATCGGTTACGAATGCAACAAGATTGACTGGTCGATCAACAAGGTGCGTGAAGCTTACAGTGAGTAAGCTGTTGATTTGTATGGATGGGCTGTGGTAACATGGCCCCTTCAATTGAACGATAGGAGAGAGAAGTGAAGAAACCTAGTGCAAAAGTGATTGTCAAGACTCAATCGTCTGTATCCAAACACATCATGGTAACCTTTGAGGTTGAGTTCCCACGCCCAATCTTGGCTGAGGTGAACACCCACAACGCCTTGAATAAGAACACCAGTAGCTCCCGGGCAATCCCTGTGGAGAACATGATCAAGCAAGTGAAAGAAAACACAGCGTATCTGAGTCGTTACGGTGCTGCCAATAAGGGTATGCAGGATGCTGGGCCTCATGATGGTCTCATTAACATCTTTAATTACGTTGCAGGCGAATGGCACAATGGTGGTTACACAGCTGAGGAAGCTTGGAAAATTGCAGCAGATAGCGCTGTGATGATGGCTGAAGCATTTAATGACGCTGGTTATGCCAAGCAAGTTTGTAACCGATTGCTGGAACCCTTCCAGTGGGTGAAGATGGTAATCAGCTGTACTGACATCAACAACTTCTTCTGGTTGCGTGACCATCACATGGCTGACCCAACCATTCAGGAACTGGCTCGGGCAATGAAAGATGCTTACAATGCTGCTGAGACGATTGTACTGAACCCGGGTGAGTGGCATGTACCGTACTACAATGACGGTGTGTGGAAGGCCACTGACAAGAAAACGTTCATGACGATTAACCGTCCAAAGTACCCAGTCGACAAGTTTGGGTATTGCTTAGATGATGCTCTGGCTATCAGTGCAAGTTGCTGTGCACAAGCCTCGTATCGCACTCTGGATGACACTATCGAGAAAGCTCGGAAGGTGATTCAGAACTTGAACTTGGGTGTTGATCTGGCTGAACCATGTCACGCCAGCCCAACCGAGCATCAGGGGACACCAATTGCTGAATCATTTGTAGATGGTCCAAAGGCAATCAATTATATGCCGCTGCCTAGTTCGTGGCAGGCAGGTATCACCCATGTGATGCGAGATGGTACCTTTGGTAGTGGTAACTTGAAGGGTTACATTCAACATCGCCAATTGATTCCGGGTAACGTGAAGGAGGGTTGATTCATGAATTACGATGAAGTACGTCGGACTATTGCAAGGGCATGGGGTGCTTTTGAAAACCAACTACGAGTAGGTGGTTTTACACATGATCAAGTGACTGACTTTCTTCAGTTGCTCGAAATGAAAGATGGATACAGTGCCGTTGAAGATGCGGCTGTGGAGGCTACACTTTGACCGCTAAGAAAGAGAAACACGATAAACCGGGTGAGTTTGACCAGTACCTCGGTCAGCTGGACATGGAACAACACCCTCTGTGGGAGGAGGCTTGGATTGGACAAGACCAAAGTAAGTTTGAGCAAATTCTGTTTGAGATGGGTGCTGACCTTGATTATGGGTACGATTTCCGAGTCTGTAATTACCGAGCGCGTACTACGAACCAAACGGAATACGGAGTACGTGTGGGCTTCAAAGAAAGGACAGACAAAAGGTGGATGAGTGAAATGATGGCAATTGAGGATGTGGCTCGCAACACTGTCGGTGGTTTGTCAAACGCACTGGCACGTGTTGGTATGCTGGAAAGCATCGGTCATACGAATCCCCTATTGGAAATCATGCACGAAGGTGATATAATGGAAGTCGGTCTAACCGATGTATCCATTCAAAAGGCGTAAGGAGCAAGATATGCAAGTCAAAGTATTTAGTATGGAAGGTTGTGCAGGTTGTGTTGTTGTAAAGAACATGCTCGGTTCCATGGGTGTACCATTCGAAGAGTGTGACGCCTTCGGTGAAGATGCTATTCAGTATCAGGTTCGCACCCTTCCCACTACATTCGTTAATGGTGTGTGTGTTACGGGCAGTCAACCGGGTAATCTGGAAATGATCAAACGTCTTGTGAAGGAGGCTGAGTGCGAGTAACTAAACGTAATGGTCGCCTTGTACCTTTCGACGTAGCGAAAATCAAGGAAAGTGTGGCCAATGCGTGTGAGGGGTTGGATGTCAACCCCCTCGCTATCGAGGCTAAGTTTGACGAATTCCTGTTTGATGGTATTACCACTCAACAGATCAACAAAAACATGATCCACCATACCAAGACTCTGGCAGGTCCAAAGACTCCAGACTATGTGTATGCTGCTGGTCGTCTGGAAACTATGGATCGTTGGGCAACCACCAACAGCTATGGTATCGAGTTCACTGAGTTTGTTCGTGAACAGCGAATGCTCGGTCTGTGGAAACACGAAGGTTTTGCTAAGTACTCTGAAGAAGAGATTGCTGAACTAGGTGAGTGCATTGTACAGGAACGTGACCTTGCTCACTCGATCAGTTCTGTGATGACTGCCAACAGTAAGTACCTGATGGACAATGAGTGTCTACAACACATGTTCATGGGTAATGCCATGGTCATTGCTAGCGTTGAGGAAGAAGAGACCCGCATGAGCTTCTGCAAGGAGGTCTATGAGGCTCTGAGCTTGCGTAAGGTGAGTTTGGCCACCCCTTGGAATATCAACCTACGCTCTGGTGGTAACATCTCTTCCTGCTTCACTATGGAGCTTTCAGACGATCTGGAGAGCATCTACTCTAACTTGCATGACGCTGGTCGGATTAGTAAAGAAGGTGGCGGTCTGGGTGCAAACTTCAGTCGTCTGCGTGCGAAGGGTTCTGACCTAATGGGTCAAGAGAATGCTTCTGGTGGCATCTTGGGTTGGAACCGGCTGTTTAACGACACGGCGGTGGCTGTTAACCAAGGTGGTAAGCGTAAGGGTGCATTCACAACCTCGTTGCCAATCTGGCACGGTGACATTGTGTCGTTCCTTGACAGTCAGTCTGAACACGGTGACCAGCGTCAGAAGAGTCATGACGTTAAACCGCAAGTGTTGATCCCTGATTACTTCATGGAGTTGAAAGGTCAAGCTGGTGATGATAGTCAACATGATTGGTATCTGTTCTGCCCACATGAAGTTGAGACCAAGTTGGGTATTCAGCTCTATGCTGTATTTGGTGATGACTTCAAGCAGGCTTACTTGAAGTGTGTTGAAGCTTATAAGCAAGAGGTATTGAAAGTTGTATCGGTTGTGAAAGCCAAAGCACTGTTCAAACATGTGATGGCCCGACAATTCGAAACTGGGCTGCCTTATATTGCTTGGATTTGTCGTATCAATGAGAAGAACCCAAACAAGCACGTTGGTAACATCTCGACTGTAAACCTGTGCACAGAGTCGTTCTCGGTAACCATCCCGAACAAACTGCAACACACTTGTAACCTTGCGTCGATTGTCCAAGGTCGGGTTAGTCTTGATGAGATCGAGTACTATGCTGGTCTGGTGACCCACATCCTTGACAACGGTATTGCTCTGACCAATCCGCCGACTGAACAGAGTAAAGCTCATAACGAGATGCTTCGGACTATTGGTGTTGGTATCCAAGGTTATGTGGACTTGGTTGCCCGGGAGTGGAAAAGCTTCCTAGACACTGACTTTGCTGCTGATGTGGCTGAGCGTATCCAGTTGGGTGCGGTTCGTGAGAGTGTTCGACTGGCTAAGATTCGCGGTGCTTATCCGGCGTTTAAGGGCAGCGAATGGGATAACGGGAATCAGATGGCTCGCTACATGAAGGCTACTAAGACTCGTGCTGCTGATTGGGCAGACGTAGCTGTTGATATGAGCCTCTATGGTATTCGTAACAGCCAGTTGACCAGTCCAGCACCCAACACCACTACTAGCATCTTCATGGATGCCGGAGCGGGGGTTATGCCTGTATACGGTGCGTTCTTCTATGAGGACAACACTGAAGGGTTGGTGCCGGTATCTGCGATGTACATCAAAGAGAACCCACTTGCTTATATGCGAGATGTTACTACCTACAAGCCGTGGGAGTTGACAAAGGTTATCGGTGCGATGCAGAATCCGTGGATTGATACTGGCATCAGTGCTGAGTACATCATGGATAAGAACCAGCCGGGGTTCAATGCCAAGTGGCTGTGGGATACCCTGCAAAGCTCGTTTGACAACGATAACAATGCTGTGTACTACATCCGCTCTATCAAAGAGGGTGAGAAGTTGGTCAAGGCAGCAAGCGATTGCGTTGGTTGTGATGGTTGAGCCCTTCGGGGCTCCCTTTTAAGGAGAGATGATGAAAGAAGTAATTATGAAACCTGTCAAGCTGTTTAACGCTGAAGGTGGTGACAGTTTTGAGGATCAGGCTATTCTTGGTGGTAACACCACGGGTATCGCAAACAAGAACAACATTCGATATCCGTGGGTTCAACCACTGTATCGCAAGATGGTCGGCAACTTCTGGATTCCGCAGAAGGTAAGTCTTGTTGAAGATAAGGTGACGTTCAAGCAACTGGACCCAGCTGAGGAACGAGCGTTTCGACTGACCATTAGCTTCCTGATCTTCCTTGACAACTTCCAAGTAGCGAACTTGCCGAACGTTGCTGAGTTTATCAGTTGCCCTGCGATTCGCGACCTGTTGACTGTTCAAGGGTTCCAAGAGGTTATTCACAGTGAAACCTACCAGTACATTCTGGAAGCTCTGTATCCGTCGATGCAACGCGATGAGATCTACAACCTGTGGCGTAACTGCCCAATCTTGAAGAAGCGTATTCAGTTCATTGCTGACATTGCCGAGCGCTTCAAAGCGGCACCGACTGAGGCTAACTTCATTGATGTTGTGATTGCTAACTTCATCTTGGAAGGTTTGTACTTCTACCAAGGCTTTGACTTCTTCCACAACCTTGCCCACCGTAAGAAGTTGGTGCAGACAGACAAAGAGATCACGTACATTCAGACTGATGAGAACACGCACCTTGCTATCTTCATCAACATCTTGAAAGAGATGGGTGTGAAAGACTTTGCTGAGCGTGTGTATTCGATGACGGCTGAGGCCGTGCAGCATGAGATTGACTGGTGTCACTTCGTGTATGGTGATGAGATCCTTGGGATCAGTCGGAGGTCGTCTGAGGCTCGTGTGAAGGTGTTGGCCAACAAGCGATTGAAGAACCTTGGTCTTGACCCACTTTACCCAGATGTGGTGGACCCGTACAAGCACATTGAGGACAGTCAGTCGGTTGGTGGTGCCCGTGGTAACTTCTTTGAAGCGGGCGCAGTGACAGCATATGACACAGCAGATTCCGTCTCTGGATGGGACTCGCTGTAAGGATTGGCCCCGCTTCGGCGGGGCTTTTTCGTACCCTAAAGAAAATGGTTGACACAGGGTTAGTACCTCCGTAGAATGGCCACCATCAACAACGGAGAACTGAAATGAGCCATCCTTCGCAACTTGCTAAAACTGTACACCTTGAATTCGATGACGCTATGAACGAAGCTGGTTGGGTTATGCTCGACAACCTTCGTGACTTGGGTGTAGAACTCACACCAGAAGTCTTCAATGGTCTCAAGGGTAAGCTGAAAGATGCAATCGAAGTTTACCTCACTCACAAGGAGGTGTATAGTGACTGACACAGAACTGCTTGACTTCATCGGTGAGACCAATGGAAAATACACCATTAAACACTATGGTAATGACTGGATGGTGTGGGATTGCTCGGATGGTCTAGAATTAGCCGGTGAAGGGGAGACCCTTCGCGAAGCACTGACACAAGCGTACAAATATTTCAAAGGTTACTGAGGAGAATACCATGAGCAACAAACAAGACATCAAAGTAGAGATTCACATCGGTCGAGACAGCCTTGGCGGCTTCCATATCGACATCCGAGACGAAACCAGTCGTGAACAGATTGTCAAGGTGACCATGACTGCTGAAGAGTTCGCATTCGCCATCACTGGGATGTGGAGTAGTGACATCAAAGCTGAGGTGGGTAAACACCTTGACAGCGTTGGTAAAGAAAAGGTTGTACAGACGCGCGAAGCTTTCTATGCTGGTCCACGCGACTCCGAAGAAATCCGCAAATGGATGCTGGAGAACCTTCAAGAGCCGGGTTGGATCATTGACACTTACATTGGTAGTAAGAAGTCGATTGTACCGAATGGTGATCACTACATCATCAACTATCGTGTTTACAAATTTGTCTAGGGGTGAGAGAATGAATAAGAATCTTGGCACCGGTGATAAAGTACGTCTGTGTCCATCCAGCAAGTTCAACAACGGTCGAGAAGATAACCCAATCGGAATCGTTGGCAAAGTGACTGATTGCCACACTACCTACGATGTGTGGGTGGGCGTTGAGTGGGAGAATGACACCTTCAACCAGTACGATCCAGAAGCATCTGACCTGATCAAAATCAATTAAGGATATGCAATGGCTATCAAAGTAGGTGACATCGTAAAGTCAATCGGTAACGACAACGACACTCAGTACAAAGTGCTTACAATTCGAGACAATAAGGTGAATGTGATTGCTTTGGAAACTGGGTACGTGTATGCTGGGTATGAACTGTCACTCTTCTACAAGGTGAACTGATGAAAGTGTTAGAGACTATGCGAGAACAGGCAATTGCTGACTGCAAATACGGCTACGAGCTTGGTGATGTGGGTGACGGGAAGTTTACAGCCCTGTGGTTCCACATCAATCTGTGGACTCATTCCGACAGTGAGTTTGACACAGAGGATGACATCGAGTATCGTGCAACCATCGCTGAAATCAAATCTAAACTGTTTACTGAGGAGTGTTTGCTGAAATGACCAAATCCATCATGAAACCGAGAATGGTAGAGCCGTCCAATCCATTCTTCCAAGGGAATCTTGTTATAACAGGTCCCGGAAATGTTCCTGACTGCCAATATGTAGTCATGGTTATATCCGTTGTTCGTAATAGAACCTTTACTGGTGTTGTTGTCGGAGGTAATCATACGATTGGTTACATGTCTGGTGGATTCGAGCAAAGTGCTTTTGTACAATACCACGGTCAAGTCATTCTGGAGTCGTAAAGGAGTATTGAAATGGAACACTTAGTAAACATTGGCGACATCGATGTGTACAAGGAGGAGGACATGGTTAAGGTTACTGTTGACGAAGAAACCGTTTTGTTCATGTTGCGAGATTCCTGGGGGCTAGAACTGCTTGCTGATACACTCAAGTCTTTGGTCATCCATGACAATCGTGAGTTCACCACCAGCAACTGCACAAGTCAGTGAAGGAGTTGAAGGATGGAGAAGCTTAAAGCTTGGTGTGACAACAAATCAGCAGGCTTGACCGAGCTACCGTTGACGTTCTACTGTGATGGTTACCTAGAGCATTTCAAGCTGGACAACCGGGCACGTAATACTCTTAACAAAGTGTTTGACACCCAGTTCCTTGCAGTGTATCGTGAGGTTCCTCGCTACAGTAAACAGTGGAGCGCTGCCGACATTGACTGGTGCGGCGAAAGGGTTTACATTGTCACATCAAAACGTGGTATTGTGTCCATGCAGAACTCTGAATGGGCATTTATCGGAAAGGAGCACTAACATGCGTTGGGTACAGAAGGTACAACTGGAGTGTGAGGAAGCCGGATTCACGTTTAAGAAGCGTGAGGACAACGGGCACTGGGAGATGTACGATGGTTGTAAGATGCTAGTACAGAACCGATCTCTAGGCGACCTTCTGAGCAAGGTTGGTAACGACATGGGTATTGGTGTATGACATTCGAAGACTTCATCAAGACGTTTGATCAGTGTGATCCTGAAGATTTAAACACTGCGGACATGAAACAGAACCACTCTTGGTATATGCTAGGTCGTCTTGATGCCAAGATGGAACAATTAACTGTCGAAGAAGACCGTATGCAAAGGAGTAAAGAGAAATGCTGTTGACTATTTATCTGATGATCGCTACTATGATCTTTGGCATGGGGGTCATGTTACCACCTCGACTGAAAGGCTGGTTCGAAAACTTGACGTTCGTGTTTGGTTGCCTTATGTGGCCCATCTCGTTACCTTTCGGTATCTACTTGACTCTCACTGGGAGGTTGTGATGAATATTGATCAGATCATTGCTGACACGGTTCGGCAGATTATCCGTGAAGAGTTGACTGTCGAGATTTACAAAGACTATGGGTTCTATTCTCACAATAGTTACGAGGTTCGACTCCTACTAAATGGTGAACAAGTCAGTCGATCAAGTGTGGAGATTACTCAGTGAACCACGATGAACTTGCGGTAGCTATGAAAGCCCGTGGGATGCTCTCAGTGGATGAAAGAATGGAACCTAGCCCATTAGACCACTTCATGACAAACATCGCTGTAACGTCATTGGAGAGCCTTGCACGTTGGGTTGACCGAGAACTGCGGGAGCAGTATACCATTATCGGTAAGCTGATGATTGACAACGGCTACTCCGACACCAACCATGACGAGCTTGACTGGAATCACGGGCAGTTGTATCGTTTGCGTGAATTCAAACTAAATCTACAACAGGTGATTGACAATGCCAAACAGGATCAGTAACATCACGGACTCGTTGCAACCCAACATGGAAGACTTTGCGGACAACGCTCTGTTCAATCATTGGTGTAACTACGCTGACCAGCTGGATCACATCCGGTACCTCGCTGAGGACGACGGTGTAGATGAAGCTATTGCCTATATAAACAAGACAATGGCTGCGAACGTCAGCACCAACGTGAAACATGAGGCTTGTTCAGATGTGGCTCAGACGTTGGAAATTGTGTACCCGGTGTTTGCCGGTAAATTTAAATACTGAAAGGAGTAGACAGGTATGACTCAGATTCTTAGCTCAGAATTCCTAGCGGGAAATGGGTTTCGACTAGGTCAATATCCAGACGGAAAGTATTGGGTTAGGAATTTCACTTGTGAGTATTTCATGCAAGTGAATGAGCCACTTGACCACTTTGTAGAATGTGGTGGAGACTTCGCAGAAGAGTTGACACAACAAGAATTTCTAGATACATTGGCCCGACACAACAAAGCAATCAACCAGTAAGGATAAAGCATGACCAACGTAGTTAAGTTCGAAAACACTCGCAAGCAACGTCTGACCCGTGAGCAAGAGCTTGCCATGAAAGAGCAGCGTAAGAAAGATCGTAGTCGTCGAGATGCCAAGAAGAATGAACGTCACGTAGCATGGGAGGAAGTAGCATGAGCATCATTGACGTTCGTAACGGTCCTATCGAAAGTATTACTGAGATCAAGTTTGCGGACTATGATGACCAGTATGGCTATCATCAAGCATCGCACATTACCCGTCACATCGACTACGATGACAACAGTACTGTTCGACTAATTGAGGGTGCCGGGGGTGACTACATTCGAGTAAATAGTCAAGCTCATGCTCAAGATCTGATTAAGGCACTTGAGAAAGCAATTGAACTTGGTTGGTTGCGTTAACAAATGGTTTCCCCGCTTCGGCGGGGATTTCCTTTGAAAGTTTTCAAAAGCCTCAGCAAGTGAGTTGGTGTTTTTGAAAGCCTTCGGATTTTCCAGAATTTCATTTCATTTTAGGGCTTGTGATTTTCTCCTAAAAATCCCCTACACCCCCTTTTTCGATTTTCCAAAAACAGAAATCGATTTCACTGATTTACGAAATTTCGATTGGGAAAACTGAAATAATCCTAGAAATAGGGACAGACTATCGGTACCAGTTAGTCCATAGACAATAGCGAAAGTCTATTGGTACTGGATAGTCCATAGGGAATCACCATGTGAGGTTTTCCCGAATTCCACCCACACTCGGTCCGACCGCTGTCGGCTTGCATGAGTTAATGTGTGCTTATCGTACCATAGCTAAATATCCAGTCAACACTTATTTTAGTCAAGTTGTGACTCTAGCAAGTCTCATGCCAACTCTGAATGACGCCCACCCTCCCCACCTTGTACTCCAGTGTCCACGCTCCCGCGTTTCGTTCCTGCTGTGTGTAGTATACGCCAATCAAGGATGAATGCAAGCATT